AAAATTACTGTCCTATGGGGTTTCTTTTCCATTTCCTTACAAAAGTAGTAATCAGATATTGAATACACATCTGTAAAACGAGTATCTGCCACCCACTTGCGTTGCCACGCTTTTGACCACACGTTAGGAAGTAACTCTCCATTCTTTGCAATCGGACGGGTATATCCAATTCCTTTCCAGATAAAAGAGCAACATAACAATTCGGGATCGTTCTCTTGTTTTAGTTTTCTGTTTATTTCTTCAAAAACAAACTCATGTAAGTAGTAATCGTCATGGTCAAGATAGAGAACATACTCACCCCATGCCACATCTAATCCGGCATTTCTGCTTAACCCATCACGTCCAAAGTCAACTTCTAGTGTCTTTGCCCCATAGCTTTCAGCAACAGCCTTTGTGCTATCAGTACACCTATCGCAAACTACGATAAGTTCAAAATCACGAAACGATTGATTTTTAATGCTATCAAGTGCCTTGCTGATAAACTTTTCAGAGTTATGAGCCGGAATTATTACCGAAAATCTCACTCGGAATCACCTTCTTTCTCTATGGGATGGTCAAACGTCCATAAAAGTCCTAGTAAGTTCCATAGAAACGCCCTGTCATGCGGTTCATCAGTATCACCACGCAAAAATTTCAGAAAATGCCTGATAGCTGAATCTACGAAAGTGTCCGTTTCTCCAATTAATTCCCAGTTCCTAGGCTTATATTTTTTTGCCCCTTGCTCATAGTGGATTGCAACTTCTAATATTGCTGATTCCATACTTCCAAAATATCTTATTCCGAACCTGATAATAGCCTTGTAAATGCCTTCTGTCTTACCATCACGAATAAAATCATCTAATGCCCGGAAAACCATATCAGGCTCAAAATAACCATCTTGATATTCTTTCACTCTATTAAATATATTTGCCACAATATCTAGTGGCAATAAGTGACAAGCACCCTTACCTTCTGCCATATCACGTACACCGCCCCCGGCAAATGTACGTCTGTTTCCACTATCCTTTATCTCGCTAACCTCGATCATTTATCTTATCCCCTCGCTTTCATCAACTTCTTTCAACGGACACCATTTAGGCTTTATCCCGTCCCTAATATCCCAAGATACATCTTTCTGAGTAAAACAACACTTGCAATCCAATGTAAAAGCCCCAAAGTACCACATCTTGCACTTACCACAATGTTTCGGCATATCAAAATCATAAACCAGCTCAACCTTTACCATCATTCATCCTCATACCTAATCGAAACCTCGCAGATTTCGTCAATCTGAATCTCGTTTGAATAAGGCTTTCCCATAATGATTTCTAACTTTGCCATACCGCCAGCAGTATGTTCAATCGTATATCCCGAAACCCCACGTAGTTGTTTGCCATTGATTATTACATTTGCCGTGGTGGTTCCTGTCTGAATAATCTCTATTTTGCTTCTATTGTCCATTCATTTCTCCTTTCCGGGATAGCCATATTTCAGGCTACCCCAACCAAAAACCTTAGCAATGCCCCTGTTTGTGTGATATACTATTCGATTCTTTGCGCTAGTCAGGACATTGTTTTTATTTCCTCGGCTTGTGCCGTCGGGATCATTGTTCAAATATCTCTATAGGCTTAATGGGTTTCGGATTTTTCGTGTCATACCTGACTTCATCACCCTTTGGATAGGGCAAAATCGGATATTTCAACTTGCTTAACATCTGTTTTTTAGTCCGTTTATCGCCTACAAGATATATGTATCTGTGTTTCTGTGACCTCGTTTGTCGCATTGTGCTATGATTTTCTTTGTTATATGCTCTCGGATGTAAACCGTTTGGTTGATAAGCGTCAGTTCTTTTGGCACTCAAGCCCGTGTAAAGAAAGTTCGTAGCCTGATAAATATAACCAACGTGCGACCAAGCCGTATCTGCGTAACTAACAACATAAGTGCCATTTTTCAGCATCTTTAATGAATGTCCGACAAGATAACTTGCAAGGTTCTTCTCTGTTATATTGGGTTTTATGACTAATCTGTTCAATTCCAACACATTGTCTTTTTCTTCCTTGCTTGCAATCCCAATACACAAAGGATGTGAAGCTGGCACTCCATAAGTCACAACGCCCACCATTTGATTGTCAATAAACAATCCAAAAGCATCTGTTATACACGGCATCCGCCTTGCGTAATGTATGCCTAAAAGGAACGGTTTTGTTTCTTCATACTCGATTCGCCTGACATACTTTTGCTTCCCCCCCCACCTATTTTCAAGGTCAAGAAGCGTCATTTGTTGCCACATTTCAAGTCTCCTTATTCTCCAATTCCTCGCTCAAAGGAATCCAAATTCCAAGTTCTTCTTTAATCGAATCCCTAAGTTCTTGCCATTTGACATAACCCTCGTCAAGACAGAAAGCCCTTGCATTGAACCTTTTTACGAATCGGTCACACATTTCCTTGCCGAATCCAAATTCATCGGCTAAAACCGTGATAGCGTCTATCAACAGGCACCGTGTAATATTGTCACGTTCGGATTGAACAAAAACATCAACATCTGAATCCTTTAATTTCAGGGGCATATTGCGAATACCCCTACGTTCCACTTCCTTTTCGGCTTCTTCCAAGCCGTTCTTTTTTGCAAGTTCAAGCAACCAATTGGCACCACTAAATCTTGCCTGTTCTTCTTTTGATAATTTTCCCATTTTGCACCCTTAATTTTTTAAGCGATTCTGACGGCTTTTCATTCTCGGTGGTATATTTTATCCACTTCATTCAGAAAACGGTCATACGCATATTCCCTAACGCTTGCAGACGTATCTCAATGTTTAACAACTTCATACTCTGGAAATCTATCCCGGAGTATCTGCTTGAACTCACCTGAAACTCTGCTAATGGTTCCGATAACATCAGGTATGTTTCTTGCATTATCCCTTAACTCACGCCTAACCATATCGTCATAGATACAAGTCAAGGCTTTCGGCATATCCCCGAAGTAGCCAAGTGGCTTCTGTGCGCCCTTACGCCTTGCTATGAAGTTATAAGGGTCAATAGCTATCAAATACTCATCAGTTACCTTAATCATTTCTGCTTCGCTTTCTTCAAGCGTCTTTCTGTCTTTTGCTTCTTCACTCATACTGCTTTCTCCTTTGCTTTGTCTATAATGTCATTTACGTTGCCAACAAGCATATACTTGTCATAGTGGCTCGGCTGACCATATCTATTGATTGTCTGCACACGTTCAGTTTTAAAGATATAGCCAAGCCTTTTAAGTTCAAATACCCTTGCCCCAAGTTGGCTTATGCCTAAATCCTTGTAAGCATCCCACGATGTAATGTGTCCAAAATCGTGGATATACTGCAAAACCCTGTCTCGCTGTGTTGTTTTTGCCATGCAATCACTCCTTCCTGTCTCCGATAAGACCTAATTCTTTGAATAATGCCTGTCTGTTTTCCCTTGCTTCTTTGGTTCTGACACATACTTCCGGCAAGTGCATTTCCACGGTAATCTTTTCAAGCCTGTCCTTTATGCGTTCATTAAACGGTAATTGCTTAATGTCGAGATTTGACGTAACCAAAGTCATTCGGTTATTCGTCATTCGGTAATCAAGTAGCTTGAAAAGTTCATCTTCCAACCATTCCTTGCCTGTGTTCTTTTGACCAAGATCATCAATAACTAAAATTTTGCACTCGTAAATCAGCTTCATAGGGTTACGCTTATATTCGTCTAATGCGTTCTTATCCCCGGATTGTGAAATATCTATCAGTTCCGAAGCCCTTATGAACCTCGTCTTGATAGCTTTTGTATTCATAAGCTCATTACAGATACAGCTTGCAAGGAATGTTTTGCCGGAACCTTTAGTTCTACCACAGATGTATAAGCCGATGTTTTTCTTTTCCCAAGCATCAAACTGATGTATAAACGCTTCAACACCCTTTTGAGTGTTTGACGTATCAACAACCGTTCCATCATCACGAACATAAGCATTCCAATCAAAATCCTTCATGCGTTTGTTGTAGAAGCTCGAAGGAATATCAGA